CTGCTGACCAGCAATGGTGATCACCGGGATCGACAGCGAAGTGTCGTCCATGTTGGTTTCGCTGACGCTCGAGTTTTCCGAAGTCTGAACGGCCGTCGAAGTTCCAGTCGTGATTCTGCTGATGTAGAGAGTCATACCTTCAGCCGGGAGACCATGACCAGTCGTGGCCGCATCCAAGAAGGGACGACCTGCTCGAGCGTAAGGTGCAACCAGATCGACGAGATACTGCGGAATGACGAGACCAGAGAACGCTCCAGTTCCAACAGCACGACGCTCGATGGCTTCTTCATTCTGGTGACGAGCGATTCGTTCGCGAGCATCGTACGCACCCAAGACCTGCGAACGGAACGCATCAGCCAAGAAGTTGTGCTCGCTGTTGGGATGGTAGGTGCGAGCCTCGTTGCGAACGATTGCACCACCACGAACTTCAGCATCGATGGTCTTGCGAGCGTTGGCCGCTTCAGCGGAACGCTTCTCAACTTCCAGAGCATTCTCGATCTTGACATCGAGACCACGAATCTCTTCCAGAATGGAAGCAATCTTCTGATCTTCTTCAGTCGTGAGATCACGATTCTCAGTCTCAGCAAGACTGATCAGGCTCTGCGATTCTGCAATGCGAGCATCACGCTGTTCGGTAAGACGAATGGACAGGGACATGATTTTTCTCCTAAGTAAAAGGGTTTGACGCTTACTTGTAGGAGTGGTGACAAGAGTGGATTGCCCTACCCGGCTCTGTTCCGACTTCTATTTTTGGATGTTCAGAAGTTGAATCTGACGCTTCCTGAGATTGATTTTACCCACATCCTGTGTGGTGTTGTCAACGATCTGTGCTTTCCGAATCTCTGCAACTGTGTCTTCATATGCAGGGAAGGTGACTACAGAGACATCGAACAGTCGAACTTCTTTGAGTGTTCGTGTTGAACGATCCTTACTCCACTCATCTCTAATCACACGAAATGCGAATGACATTTGGTTCATGTCTCCACGCTTTAAGGCTGAGATGATTTCGGCCGCTCTGGGGTTTGAAGGATCAAGTTCTGCTTCAACTCTCAGTCCACGCTCGTCTTCCATCAGACGCATTGTGTTGGATTTGGTTCGTGCTAGTGGTGCTCCATCGTGATCAATCAGGAGACGCACATCTGCACCATCTTTGAGCGTTTTAGTGAATGCTCCACGACTGACATATTCGGTAAACCCACCTAAATCGTGGCTGGGCATATCGAACATGGCCGCATAGCCAACGAGCGTGTTCCCTTCCCCAATGGCTCTGCATTCCAGATTGGTGAATGCCAAACTGCGTTTGTCGTCAACATTGCGAACGACCCACGCCACTTGTGGGTTGGAGTCTTCTTCAACAATGGTTTCTTCTTCAGTCACCATTTCTTGCTCGTTCTCGTCTTCTTCTTTGGCTTCCCACGCATCACAATAGTGATTGGGATCAACTGGTGATTCCCATCGTTTGCAACTGTTAACCAGAATCATCTGTGTTAGATCAGGTTTGACGCAGAAATATTCGCAATTCCCACACGATGGTCTAACCACAGGAACATCTTCTGCATCAGCAGGTCGATAGGAAGGTGGCAATTCACGCTCTTCCGTCTCGATGTCCACAGCGTTGTTCTGTTCTGCTTCAATCTGTTTCATTTTTTTCTCACACCAATCAAAGGTTTTTTGGGCTTGCTCTCGAGTAGTCCCTGATGCCCACAGTAAATGAGCAACTTGTCCGGGAGTTGGATATTCCGCATCACCAGTCTCAGGTGCATTGTCCAAATCCACCAAATGTCTGGCAATCCATGCTCGCATTCGCTTTACCTTGTCAGGTGTTAGTGCTTGCCCAGATGCGATTTCTCTTGCTTCACGCACAGTCTTGGGTTGCAGACCATCACCAGATTTCCCCTCTTGATGATAACGCAAACCTTTCTTGCAATTAGCAATCATGTAACTCGTAGGAGTCAGATCGACAGCACGAACCTGCACATGAAGATTTGTGATCGTGGCGTTTGCAGAAGTTGGTGAACTAAAACGAACACCTGTCGTCTCATTCATGGTTGCAAGATTCAACGCTTGCATATGAGCCTTTGCATCTGCTTCAGATTGGTGACATCCACCAGCAACAGGAATGTTTTCTCCAACTTTGACGACTGCGATTCCATTACATCCAGTTGCGTTTGTCTTGAGTTCGTATGGCATATCAATCAGCATCTGGAATTAGGACACGAATGTTTTCTGTGTCTGCGGCCACAACTGCGTACAAAGATTGATTGATTGGCAGAAACATTTCGAATGGTGTCGTATGTTTTTCTGTTGCTAGTCCATTCGACGATGTCACATCTTCACCACCAAGGTAGACAGTCGCATTGCCAATCACATGAAGATAAACAGTTCGATTCTGATTGTCAGGAGCAACGATCTGTGTTGCTGTAGTGGTGACTGTGAACGCTGATGATTTCATAGCAATCTCAAATGGGTGGTTCTTGGTCTTCACCAACAGGTGGATTCTTAGTTGGATCAGGATTTGGTGAAGCCATTGGTGCTCCCGGAAGAGCCATAACGAACTCGTCTCCACCATCGTATGGTTCGAAACCCAACTGATGTCGTGCTTCATTAGGTGTCAGCACACCAGACGAAATCTGAATCTGCTGTGCTCGCACACGATTCAGCAGGTCTGCTCGCATAAACTCTTCAGTATCAAGCACGATCTGCGTATCACCAGCAACAGTTTTAGAAAGCAACGCTTCAATTCTGTTGATCCACGGAAGCAAAGTATGACGCACAAATGCAATGCCAGCAGACTCAACATTCTGATATGTCTGCGAATCACCTTGTGCAAGGATCATGTGCGATGGGATGCGGAAGATACGAGCAATCGAACGCAACTGATGTTCTCTTGATTCCAACAAACCCATATCTGCGGCCGAAGTTGTGATTGGCTTCCACTTCAATCCACCAGACAGAACTGCTGGTCGTCGACGCTGACGATGTGCTTCATCCCATGTTGATTGCAGGATTCGTGCTTGCTCTTCTGTGAACTGTGAATCAGTCTCCAGAACGCTCGATGGCGTTCCACCTTCCGCATACCACAACGACAAGAAGCGTTCCATTGCCAACGCTAAACCAATTGTGTTGCGTTGTGTTTCCAAAGGTGACAGACCACGCATCGATCCCGGACGCGGCCACCAGCGAATGTGCTCCACATCATCAATCTTTTTGTTCCCAATGCGATAGGTGACAAAACCATCTTCCAACGAGATGCTCATATGAGACGATGCCAACACACGCAGTTCTAACACCTGTCCATTAGGTTGGCGTGGAGCAAACACGAACAGATCACCATGTAAAGCCATCTGTGTAATGCACGAATGCAAGAACTCGAAAATGGTTTCGTCATCGTTGGGTTGACGCAAATGTTCTGGAAGTGGCTGTTCAATCTTTCGACCACCAACCAACTTGTATGACTTGATTGGGAGACCTGCAACAGAATCTGCAAGCAAACTTACGCACGACATCACAGCAGACATCTGCAACGCTGTTTCTTCATTAACCAGTTCACCAGTAATGTTGAAACCTGTAGGTCGTGAAGTAACACGATCCACATCCACTCTGGGTGGCAACGCTCGTTTGTCTCGTCTGAATAACGCCATATCTCACCAAACTGTAATGGTTGGAACTGTTTCTGGTTGCCTATTCTGATGATACACAACTCTTGAGTATGCAATGACGACTGCCACGGCCGCATCGATCTTGCGTTCAGAATGACGCGATTCTTTCGTGATTCGTGGGCCGGCACGATCCACTTTGAGCACACAGTTGTCAATGTGTCGTGCCATTGCAGGCTGACCATCGTGTTTGATTTTCCCTGTTGTCACAGCATCGTAGAAAGCAGAGCAAGCCGGGATCATGCGTTGTGGACTGTTCGTAGGGAATCTAACTACAGGGAATCCTTCATCTTCCAAGGTTTGTAACTGGTGTTCATATCGATATGGATCAGACACGATCTCAAGAACACGCCATCGTCGACAACATTCGCGAATCGTTTCCATGACTTCTTCAATCGGGACACGCCATTCATCATCGTGTTTAGGTTTCTCCCAGAGTCCCTGAACCCACACTTGCCCATCCAAAGTTGAACAGACAACAGCAGTTGCGTCTCGAGAATACGAGCCATCGAACCCAACGATGATTTCCGTTTCAGGTTCAGGAATCTCCAAACCTTCAACAACACAATTTTGGAATGCTTGATCAGGAAGCCAAGCAGTCTTTGACTGCACCCATTGATTCAAACGCTTGATTCGATACTCCACTTCAGGTGTCGTTCGTCGAGATACTTCAAAATCTTCTGCCATCAAATAATCTTCATAAGCAGGATTCGCAATCTTGATGGCTTCAATACTCTTCCAATCCATTGTGTCTGGTGCTTCCCACCAGCGGAAGAAGAACGCATCATCTTCTGTCTCACCAGATTGCAAACGCTTTCCATACTGATAAAGACGATAGGCAATCGTGTCCAGACCTTGTCTATCCACACGCACACCAGCAGTCGTAATCCCAAGGATCAATGGGTTGCGTCTCGCACCAGAACCAAGAGTCATCACATTCCACATCGAGTCGTCATAGTGAGCATGAAGTTCATCCAACACAACCATGTGTGGTGACAAACCTTCCTGCAAACCTGCATCACTTGAGAGCACACGCATCACACTCCCAGTAGATGGAACTTCCAAATGACTTCTATACACCTTCACGATCTGGGACAACACAGGATCAAACTCAACCATCGACCTACAAGTATCAAACACAATTCGTGCTTGCTGTCTCGATGCGGCCACGCAATAAACTTCCGCACCCATCTCACCATCAGCAATCAAACCAAACAAAGTGATCCCGGCGGCCAAAGTCGACTTGCCATTCTTGCGTGGCATCCCAATCAAACCACGACGATACTGACGCAAACCATCAGGTCGTAACGCAAACAAATCGTTCATCAGCCTCTTCTGCCACGAACGCAACTCAATCAACTTGCCAGCATCAGCACCTTTCGTCACTCGACAACACGACTCAATGAACTGAATAACATCAGCACCTTCAGAC